ATGATGAGCCTTTCATAAAAAAAGGACTCGCATGGAGTCCTTGGTCGGCAGTGAGCGACTGCCAGCGCTTCCTCAGCGAGAGGCTTCAGATAAGGGCAAGGCGCAAGCGGTTTGCGTTTGCGTCAGACATAAAAAAACCCGCTGCGGGAGCGGGTTCGGCGGGTGTTTCTTTGGCTGGTATCGGCGGCGCCTTGGCATAGGCCGACAGGTTCCACGTATTGCCGGGCTTGGCTTTTCCGGGTTCGATACGGTCGATGAAGCCGTGTTCTAGGGCTTGATCGGCTGTCATCCATGTTTCGGCGGCCATCATGGCGACAATCTCGGCGGCGTCCTTGCCAGTCTTGCCGGTGTAGTCGGCCACGATCACGCCTTCGATCTTTTCCAGTAGGTCGGCCATGTCGCGCAGGTCCTGCTTATCGCCCCAGGCCATGCCGGATGCGTTGTGGATCATGAAAAATCCGCCGTCGCTCATGGAAACTTCGCCGCACGCCAGTGCAATGCTGGTAGCCGCGCTGGCGCAAACGCCGTCAATGTGGGCAATGGTCTTTCCGGGAAACCGGGCAATGGCGGCCATGATGGCGCGTGACTCAAACACATCGCCGCCGGGGCTACTTATGCGGACATTCAGGGTTTCCGCATCGTTGATTTGTGCAATGGCCTCGATTACAGCCAGGGCACTGACGCCCCAATCGGCGGAAATCATGTCGTAGATATACAGCGTGGCTTCGCCGGCGTTCTTCACTAGGTTGACCGGTTGCTTGGCGTGCGCCAGGTTGTCAAGATGGAGCTTGAATAATGTGTTCATGGTGTCCAGACGTAAAAAAAGCACCTCATGGGTGCTTCGTTGGATTGTTGTCGGCTAAATCAAATGCGTTTTCTGCGCACCCTTGGCTAGATTGTCTTTGGCCCACATGGGCCGCAAGTTGGTGAAGTGGTTCAGGGCTATAACTTCTTCCTCGTCAACCGCCGTCGCCATTGGCGTGATGTGGTCAATATGCCATTCACTTCTATTTTCCCAAGTCATTCCTTTTAGGAATTGACGTTCAATGTGCGACTTAAAGAAGCCCCAATCGCAACCCAATATCTCTTGAGTTCTGCTGCGCTTCGTGTAACCCCGAGACCTTATTTTATTCAGAATCAATACTCTCACACGATTACGCATCGCAAACAGCGGATCAGTGTTTATTTTCTCTTTTTTGTATTCTCTAGACCAAATTCTCAGTTGGTCTTTATTTTTTACTCTGTAATCGGCTGTCGTCTGCTTACTTTTTTCTGGATTTCTAATCTTCCACTGCCTTGATGCTTCGTTCCGAGCGCCTTTCCTTGCCGAATGGTAACTGTCTCTGTATTCCTTTAGATGGTCCTTATTCCTTGAGGCCCAATTCTTGTATGCGGCTCGGGTCTTGTCTGGATTTTTTTCTGCCCAATTTCTAGTCGATGCCTTGAACTTTTCAGGGTTGGCTGCATAGTATTTTCTAGCCAATTCATTCGCCCTGCCGGGATTATTGGCCCGTATCTTGATCTGCCTTGCGGCCTTTACTTCTTTTTGTAAATCAGTCAACGGAGTAGCTAATCGATACCTCTTATCGCCCTCGGCTTTGCGCCGTTTCTTTTCATCTTGCGATAGCAGGACTCTTGGCGGCTTTGCCTCAATAGCCCTTTTTTCTGCTTGTTTTACGCTACAACACTTTAGGCAGCCGCCGCTCATATTTTTGCGGCTGAGATGCCCATTAATGCAGGGCTTGCCTGTGAAGTAGTGAGTTAAACCGAGCTTGGAGGCATCCTTCCGAGATATAACTTGTAGGCTATTCGTTTCCGATAGAATCGGCAAAGCTGTCATTTGAAGTCACTTTCAATGATGGTTAGACGCCTGCACCGTGCTAGATACACTGTGCGGGCGTTGTCTATTTTACGTCTTTGCGTCTGGTTTTGGTGAGTTATTCGCCATATCTCGCGGCGCCTTATACAACTCATCACCGCCTTTTACTGGCGGCATATTCTTCATTTTACGGATTTCATTCACGGTATAGATTCCATCGCCAGCGCCGGGGCCACCCAAAGCCATGCGGAAAAATGTACCCTGCGCCGCCGAATCACCGGCCTGCATTGAATCGCGATCAAACTCAATAAACTTTCCAGAATCACGCGGGAAAATCTTCCGGTTGATTTCATTTTCTATTTTGACCAGCCATGGCGACAACGTGTATTGCACGAATGCCCGGCCCATGCTTTCAATACCAGAACCCCATGATGTAGAGCCGCTGGTTTCGCCGACAAGATGCGGCGGAACTCCAAACGCCCTGCAAATATCGAGCACACTGAAGCGTCTAGCCTCGATTAACTGCGAGTCAGTGGCTGAAGTGCTGATTTCTTTTGCAGTGGTGCCTTCGGTTAATACCAAAGGCAAGCGGTGAAAGTTATCAGGCCCCGAATACTTGCTAGTGAATGCCGCTTGCAATTGCGCGACTTGCTCGGGGGACATTTTCTTATCAGAATTCAAAATAATGCTGGGATGAGCGCCATTCTTAAAGAAGTCCTGGCTGTAGTCATCCATCGCCAGCGCGCCGCCAATCGCACTCTTTGCACCAAAGGAAATAACGCTTTGGCTGCGCATCATCACATCATCAAACCCAAGGCCAGGGAAATGCAATATCTCCGATGGGTCAAACCACGTCGCTATATTGTGGGTCGGTAGGTTGACGTAATAACGGACCTCTTTGCCGGGTAGCCGCATAGGGTTGACGCACCCCCACGGCAGCGGCAACAACTCCCTGACACTGCCATTCATAGCCCTGCGGATTAAAACAAAGGCGTCACCCCTAAGTAGTTGGGCCGTACTGACGTATTCCCACAGGGACGCCGCCGTATATTGTGGGCTCGGAGATTCGTTCAGTAAAAACCACAAGCCGTCTTTTTTCAGGCGCTCGCGGGCATCATCGCCGGTCGATTGGTAAACGTGCAGCGGCATTGAAACGATACTGCCGCTGATGCGGCCCACGCAAGCAGCCACCGCTGACACGCGCATGGCACTGGTAGCCGATACCGTGACACCGCTGGGTGCCACGCCGAACGACTCCATCACGGCGTCGGAATAGGCCACATTTTGCGGGCGTGCATCGACCTTGCCGTAACCAAGGGATGCGGCAATTTTGTCGATGATTTTCAAAGTGATACGAAGCCTTGCGTTATTCCGGATGAAACCGGATTCAATGCCATCAACGTGACAGCGTTAAAAGTAGCCAGCAGCGGGTCAATCTTGGCCGTCCCGCTGGCTTGCTTGGTGATAATCACGGCATTGCCTCGCGGCTCGATCTTGGCGTTTCCGACGCACCATGCCATCAGCGGCTGTCCGCCGTGGTGCATCGCACCCTCGGCCAGCTTGCGTTCGGTCGTTTTGAGCGCACCCGTCATTTTCCAGCCCTGCGAAATACCGATAACCTTTTCTTCTGGAACCTCGGCCTCTACCATCGCCTCAAGAATGCTGCCCAGTCCAGCCGGATCACAGCCGATTTTGTCCAGCAAGCCGGAGGCCTCACACTGCGCCACGATTTCAGCCACTTGAAAAACGTCATCCCCGATCTGGTCAACCAAGATCAGGTCGCCTTGCTTGGCGAAGTCTTGCAGGCGCGGCGCAATCTCTTTGCGGCGCTCCAATACAGAGGGATGCGCCCAGGCCCGAGTCCACAAAAGCCAATCCCTCGTCACCTTGTCCCGCCCCACTACGGCCAGCCCTAGCAAGTCGTCAAGCCCGCCGCCGTCAATGCCAACGCAGACGACTTCGGAGCGGTCCAGCAGCTGCTCCAGAGTCAAGCCCTTAATTGTGCCTTGCGCTTGCCAGAAGTCCGCACCTGCCCAACGGTCAGAACGGAGATTCATTCCAATCTCGACGTTTAAATGTTTGCTTAAGAACCCCAGGAATGCAGCCTCGCCGCCCTCTATGCCCTGCTTGTGCTTCTTTTCCATGAAGGGAATGTCAACAGACACGCCCCAATTCGGATTCGTCACATAGGCGTTTGCAAGCACCTTATGCGCGCCAGCCTCAATCATGGCATCCGGGAATTCGTACAGCACCGGCAAAAACGACTTGTCGATGATCTTGCCGTCGCGCACCTTGCGCGCATAGTCCAGCTTTTCCTTAAACACACCAGCTGGCGGGTTCTCTGATTGCGTGGTGGCGTAGATTACAAAGCCTTCAGGCCTTGACGCCAGGCCGCCCGTCGCCTCCAGCAGCATGTTTGCCGCCTTGATCTGCTTGCCGAATTCGTGCAACTCGTCAATGAAGATGCCGATGGCCTTTTTGCCGGAAACCGTGTCGCTGTCTGCTGCAACCACCTTCAAGGTTGCTTTTGTCGTCCGGTGAGTGACCGTTCTCAAATGATCTTGGACTTGAAAGATGGCTTGCAGGTCGTCATCCGCCGCAATCATGTCGCGGATGGGCTTATAGGAATTGTCCGCAACCTCTTTCGTCGGCGCCAGTATCAGGAACTCGCCCGACTGTCGCCAATTCAACGTCAAAGCGGTAAGCATGATGCCCGCCGCAATGGTTGACTTCCCGTTCTTCTTGCTTATCAAAAGCAAAAACTCAT